GAATTGCTTTGTGGGTGTTCCCAGACCAGCCAGCACTGGAGTAGCAAGAGTAAACAAGCCATCAGATGCCGCATTGTAATATTCCTTTATATAGCGCATACGTGCGCTGTTAGGTTCTTCTTTATGAAACACAGTAGCAGCCGCAACCATGTATCTAATTTGTGGTGTTTCGTAAATTTCTTTAGTGGCGCGGTTCTTTACAAGGTACTTCTCAATTAATTGCTCAATTGCCGCATATGAATATTGCTCATCCTTTTCATGGTCGAGCATATCATTCATCTTATCCCAATCTTCTTCTGTGTACCACTCTAGCAACTCTGGCGTATACAATCCAGTTGCTACATTCTTTTTTACGATTTCGTAGAGGCGAGGAGGCTCATAGTCGCCATAAACATCCTTACGTAGCATTGACAAACGTTGTTTGCCTGCTACATATTGATAATTTGTATGACCAACATCAGGATTTGATTCTACATCAATTAAATCAACAATAGCACGAAGAGTGATCTCATCAATCTCTTTGGTACTCATGCCATCATAAAAATGAGGCTGTGCTTTAATTTCAATCATTGATTGACTTACATCCGCTATCCCTCCGCACACCTTTGCAATTTGAGCTTGCCACTTCTCAACTGCTAATAACTCTTTGTTTTTGTTTCGTTTAATAACTTGAATTTGACTCATTGATTCCTCTTAGTATTCTTTTAATTTTAGCTCTGTACTGGTGTAACGGTACTTTAGTTTGAGATTTTTGTTTATCGATTCAATATTTACTATCTCGGCGTCGACCAAATTAACAATATATTTTCCCTGAGAGAAAACAGGTAAATTATACACAAACTTGGTTTCGGGGTCATAATATACTCGTATTTCAGCATCCAAGTCTTTTCCGTGATTACTAAAATACAAAGTATACAACATTCCCAATGCTTTTGCAAGATCGCAATAGTAATTTTCAGAAATCAATTCCCATGGCGTTGGCCACGAATCGGGATTATCTGGATCTAGGTAGTAAGGTGCGTAAGGACAGCTTCTCCAAAAATCAACAACCGATTTGATTGCTTCTTCGAGAGGTAGGTCATCCAGGCTTTTTCGAAATTCTCTCCAGCGAGCAACACGCTCGCTGGCTATAAGTTTCCACATTTAATTAAGTATGAAAGGTTTCTAGGTTGTAAGATAGTGATGCGGAATCGCCAAACGTAACTGATGTATACTCAATGTCTCCTGTTGTGGAGTTAACACGGAGCACAACTCCTGTTTCGCCAGTTTCGCTATATTCTTCATCAAAGACGTAAGTTGAACCGATTCGGTTAGCAGTAAGGGTACCTGTTCGTTGTTGGCTTGAATGTTTCAATGTGTAATACATTTTTAAGTTTGTATATTGGTCACGTATAAATGTTGCACCAACAGACGTAAACTCTGTTGCATCGTCAAGAACTAATTGCTCGCCACGACCAATTTCTTTTGCGCCCAATTGTAAGCCAACATCCGGAGCAAGTACGTAATTTTCAAATCCATTTGTTTCAACACAACGGAATAACGCATAATCTTCGCGGCTTCTAGAGAATGAGTCTGCAATAGAATAGTTTCCGGATGACCCGTATGTAATAACAGGGGATCTTGCAATACCATCCGGATTGTCAACCGGGCTGTCCGATTCCCAATCAGAAAGTCCCGACCTAGAGTACATGTTACCTAAACTCATTACACCATCGTAAGAGTCGCCAACGATTAACCCTTCGGCTGCGGCAAATCTAAAATAATTATCAAAGATAGTTATACCAAATCCACTGTATCCATTTGTTGGGTGCATACCAATTGCAATCGAATGATAGCTGTGGTCAAAGTAACAAGTAGAAACCGTTACACCAACAACTTCTTCATCAATTTGTAATCCATAGTTAATGTCCATGAAGTCGCATTGAATAAAAGAAATGTTACGGCACGATTGCCATAATGATCTATTTAAGATCGCACAACCAGCAACATTACTGCCACGGTTACTTGTATAGTAGTCTAATCCTGTTCCGTTACCGTACCCGCCGATCTCAACGTCGGGTTGCGTGTATGCAGTTATACCACGGAACATAACACGGTTAAATGTAGCAGTCCAGCATCCGTCAATTACAACAGCAGATTGATCATACGTGTCGCATTGTTGCAAGAAGCACATGTCAGATATGTGGTATTCTGCTGTGGCAGGGGTATTTCCTTCTAAATCGTCAGCGCCATAGTTCTCACCAACTTCGCCAAACTCATCGGCAAATTCAGCAAGAGGTCCTGCAAAGTTACCAGTGATAATAGTAGTACGCTTACCTTCCCCTTGTAAACGTGTATACGGAGGAATTTTTAATGTTGAACTAATTTTATATTCGCCGGCTGGGAAGTTAATAGTTCTGTGGTGGCCGGCACTAAGAGTACGTTGGTTAGTGGCAAATGCACGGTCTAGCGCACGTTGGATAGCTTGTGTGTCGTCAGTAATACTATCACCGGTTGCGCCGAAGTCCTTAACAGAAACATATTCATCTAACTTATCTTGTAAACTACGAACAACAGGATGCAATAAATCGGGACCAGTTACAACTTGATACCCGGCACTCAACCCTTTAAACGTGTATGTAGTTAAGAACGACATAATATCACTACGTTCTGTTAAGATTTCTGTAATGCCTTCGGTTGGGGCACCTTCGGCTAGTGTACCGTTACCGATAAACAAGCGTCTTGTATCTACACTCCAGCCCATTTCTGCGCTAGCTAGCTGTGGTAAGTCTTGTTGCAGTCCTCTGCGTAATTGTATTTGTGAAATTTGGACAATAGCCATACTTAAATCACCTTCATGTATTTTAATTTAAGTATTTAGCTAGTTAGATAGTATAGTTCTACTCTCTTATTCCACTCGTCTTTCCAGTGAGAAAATTCGTCGCCTTCGACAACAAATTCTAAGTATTCCGGCGTTGTGTACGTCTGATCTTCAAGCATTTTGGGCTGTACAGCCATTAAAATTACGCCCTGGTCTATATTAGTACCATGCATGTGATCGTGTGCTTGTGCGTATGCGGCTAATTGTAAAAAGTAATCTTCAATATATTCACGCTTCTTAACTTTGTTACTTTGTTTAAAGTCAAGGATAGCAGGTTTGCCTTTCCACACACCTAAGCAATCTGTAGTACCTGCATATAACCCACTATAATACAACGGAACTTCCACACCCCAAAACTCATCTACATTAACGAGTCCTTTGAGGATTACTTCGGCGGCCATAAACCAACTTGGGTGTGCATACGGATTAGATGGCAATGCTTTCATATCACCATTTAATACATAACTTTCCAAGTAGGCATGCATACGTGTGCCTCGGTTGGCAGCTTCTGTAGTAATTTGTTTAGCACGTTCCTCGCCTACTGCGGCTTTCCATTTAGCCAATGCTTCACGTGCTTCTGCAGGCTTAGTTTTATCTAGAATTGTAGTAACACTAGGTACCTTAGAACCATCAGGCAAACAATAATGGCGTTTGCCTTCTAATGTAGTACGGTCAAGTGGTTTATAGTTAAATTTTTGCGTAATCATATAAAGTAATTATAACATATCTGTAACCGCTAATCAATAAATATTTTCATGAAAATTCTAATTAGCGGTTGTAGTTTTACCCAATGGCGTGATCACCCAGGTGGGCCAAGTATTTGTTGGCCGAAATATCTTAAGGATCTTTGTCCAAACGACGACATCCAAAGTGTTGCAGAAGCGGCCGCAGGTAATCAGTACATTGCAGATAGTATAGTACATGAAGTTTTAAAAAACAAGCCCGAGATGGTATTAGTAATGTGGTCCGGAGTAAGCCGTTTGGACTATATAACCAGTTTAGAAGACCCAGCATGGGAAAATTTATTCAATAGCTATGGATTTTATCGTCGACTACCAGAAGGCAAACTAGGTTATATTTTTAGTGGCGGGCAAATGGGCACTTGGTTTAAGAATCCTGTTGCACATAAGATGTTTAACGAAATGTACAAAGTATCTAGCAAACTAAGTCTTGCACACATTAATGTAATGGAAATAGTAAAAACTCAAAACTTTTTACAAGCACAAAACATACCGTATCGTTTTATGAGTTATGTTAACTATTGGAATGACGGGGAACATTTAAGCCCCAATGGTGACTTTGGTATCATGAATATGCCAGAAATAAAACATCTAATCAATGGCATCGACTTTAGTAAATGGATCTTTTCCGACACAAATAAGAATGGTCTTTATGAGTTAGCCAAAGACTTTGATGATTTTATGCCCGATGGGTTTCACCCTGGTGCAAGAGCACACGAACAGTGGGCAGGAATAGTTAAATCTTCAATTGAATCACTGCGTTAATCTTATCTGCCGCAAACTGAGTCCAGTCACGTTCCATTGCCAGGCAGTAATTGTGTTCTAATACAGATTCTATTTTGCGGTATACTTCTTGTTGATCTAACTCGCACAAACGTTTAACTTGTTCAAATGCCATAGTGTAACGTTTAGTGTCATCTTTTTCTAAATCGTAACTTTCATCGATTACATCACTAAAAGTTTGGAAACCTAGTGTTTGCAAATTATGCAAAAACTTATAACCTGTAAATGCTACAAACAATCTACGAGCAATAATAGGCTTAACTGTTTTCTCACTAAAGAAACTTAGCGTGTTGTCATAATCTGTTTCGGCAATAATACTATAAGCGGTATCATTGAAAACTTGTATAGGAATTACTCTGCTCAACCCTGTACGCACACCGTGGTAATCTACCCAATCGGCTGTACCGACGATATTGCCCACCGGAACTGTACCCGGTTCCCAAATAAAATAGTCCTTGGCATAAAATTCTGTATCGTGCCACTTACCTCCGTAAGTTAAAATAAATTTTTCATTTAACTTATTCTCAGTAACTGCATTGAATATAAAATCTCTGTGTGGCTTAGGACTGCCTAATAATGCATCAAAGTATTTGGGTTTAGTAACGTAAGGTTTAACTTCTTCTAGTTTATGTGGCAGTTGTTTATATATTAACGTAGTTACTTTAAACCAGTCGCCCCAATATAGAATGTGACTATTAACATCATCCCTATCATTTACTGCCCCAGGTAATACCCAATAGACATTGTAGTTAAAACATTTTTCCCATATATCCCAATGAAAATTATGTATTTCGCTTTCAAATGTAAACACAAGATTGCTGTGTCTACTCAGTTTGTTTATTTTATCTTCGAACCCTTGATATGCGGCACAATTAATATCGTAATCGCAATGTAGCCTGTGTGTAGTAAAAGCAATTTTTACATCCGACAAATCGTTAATGTATTCGTCATAACTATGACAAATCCTGTATTCGTCTTTAAACTTAATCCTCGGGATCCATTCAAGATCCAATATTTGACTGTCACTATAGATTAATATCATGTGTTATTTGAATTATGCTTTTTCCTGTAGTCATCTACCGCCGCTTTGATCGCGTCTTCTGCAAGTATTGAACAGTGAATTTTAACAGGGGGGAGGGCAAGTTCAGAAGCAATCTCGCTATTTTTAATCTGCTCCGCCTGCTCAAGTGTCCGTCCTTTAACCCATTCAGTAACAAGCGAACTTGACGCAATCGCGCTTCCGCAACCATACGTTTTAAATCTGGCATCTGTAATCACTCCATCTTCTACTTTAATTTGTAGTTTCATTACATCTCCGCAAGCAGGTGCCCCAACCATACCAGTGCCAACGGTATCATCAGTAGAAGCAAAACTGCCCACATTTCTGGGATTTTCATAATGATCAATTACTTGGTCGGAGTAAGCCATAGTTAGTTGTATAAAGTAATAAAGGTATAGTGCATTACACACTATACCTTATTTATTGTATGAAAGTCAAGTTATTTAGAAGCGGCTCGTTTTGCCATAGCCGAAACTACTTTAGTGGGGTCTTTGCCAGCTCCACCACCTTCGCCTGCACCCATTTCGCCAGTGCCAGGATCAACGGTGTTTTCTGCTGGTTTTAAATAGATGTATTTTCCACCAGTCTGTGGATCATCTTTTGGCGATCCTTGAACAATGTTTTTAACTAAATCATTGCTCTTGATAGCGGCATCCAAGTTAGCAAAGTTAAAAGCTTCGTTGCCCGGAATTGCACGTACACGCTCAATGACTGTATCAACCTTAACACGTGGTGTTACTGCATTGCTTTGAGAAGCTTCGTTGCGAAGCCACTCAAGTGCTGTAATTAGGGCCGCATCACCGCGTGTGTCTGCCTCATCTTCGATGGGCGTACCAAACGTGTCGTCCTCTAATATAATGTCTCGTATACGCATATTAACGACGTTCGCGGCCTAGTTCTTCTTCGCCACCAACTGCGGCATCAGTTGCATCAAACCCATCAGTTTCTGCATCACCCATGTCAGCATCTAGATCGCTATCCATACCTAATCCAGCATCTGGAGCTGGCATCGCGCCCGGTTGTGGCATTGCCATGTCTGTTGCTACACCAACATCTTCGCCGGCTAATGCACGAACTGATGTATCGCTCGCTTCACGTGCTGTGCTTAGTGCTGTATAGAGCTCTGTTAGAACAGGACTAATAGTGCCTTTAAATTGTTCTGCTTGTTCGCTACCGATTTGGTCGCGGATTGTATCAATAAGAGCAGGAACTTGTTCGTTTTGAATCTTAGAGATTTTCTCTAACATATCTTGAACGCTGTCGACGATATCCTTAGCGGCTAGAACAGCTTCGCTACGGCCCATTTCGCTTTCAAACAAACCTTGTTCGCTTGTCATCCACTTATCTAATCCTTCTTTAACTAACATTAGCTCAACGTACTTGGCGTTTTTCTCAACTGCTTGAGAACCAAAGCTACGCTTAATAGTTGTAATGTTTTCGCTAATAGCATTGTACAAACGCTCTGCTTTAGCATAAGTTAAATTGTCATAGTCAATCTGGAATCCAAAACGGCTTTCCGTGATCTTGTTAATTTTTTGCGGAGTTACCGCTGTGTTCATTTCTGATAGTCGCATAATTTAGTCCATCCAAACTTTATTGTATTTAGCATGTAAACGTATTTTTGATAATTTGTTCTGGGCAAGCTCTAACTTTTGAGTTATTATATCAAGTCTAGCGGCCCTAATATCAAAGATATCGTACTCCTTGCGTATTTTAGCTACATTTTGTCTATGTCGCAATGCTTTTATATCTGCATAATGTTTATTTATTTCGCAGTCTAGCTCAATTATTTCCCGGGCTTTGTTTAGAGAGTTCCTTATTGTGTAAAGTGTATAAAGTACTGCACTAATTTTAGTGTTAAATGTATGAACTAATTGTTTATTTGCATCTATTAGATCGCAAGTTTTATTAGAATGCACAACTAAAGAATATAAACCTATCTTATATCCCTTGTTTGTTGGAATACATATGGGCTTACGCTCTTGATGTTGTAGTTTAGCTAATTCCCTGTGTGTCCAATTTTTAATGTAGTCAGCAACAGCATCCACCTCTTGTCGAGCATCGGGCGGCATTGGAGGTAAAGATTTATTTTGTTTTTTTTGTGTACGTGATTTGGCCATTTTCATTACGACGGAACAGTACGTCCTGCATCGTTAGTTGATTTGCAATTAATTGCTCTCGCTCATTCAGCGAATTCTTTTTGACTGTGGGTTCAATGTCAAAGCGAGCAAGCAACTCTGCTTGCTCATTGGTAATAGGTATCTGTACGTGATTTAATAATTCAATTATTTTCATTTAATATGTACAATCAACGTTCCAATGATACCCAACAATGCACCGCCAACTGTTGTGCCAATGGTCAGCATCATTTTATACGGTGCAGTTGCTTCGTCATTGCTTTTACTGTCAGCAGGCTTCGCCGCCGACGCAATAGCTTCTTTAATTTCTAGTAGATAACCCTCGAGTTTGTCCATTCGGGTCTCTAGATTATGTAGTTGTGTTTCCAAGTTAGAGTACCTCACAGCGCAGATCTCTACGTGTGCCTCTAGACTCTTCTTTTCAATATCCAATGAAGCCATTGCTTCTCGCCTTTATTTTAAAATTTATGCGATGCATTAATAAAACCTATGTGTTGCCTTGATATGAGCCTAAGTGGTGCCGTAGCATCAGTTTATTATTTATTCTGAACTTAAAGGTTTAAAGTATATGTTTTTGATAGCACCATACGGATAAAAAATCGGCAACATAAATTTAGCAGTTTCCTCTAATCCAACAATAATAGGAACCTGTTCGAAATCTTTATGCAACCCACCAATTGGGTCATTGTTCATTTCGTATACGCCGGTGTTTTCAATCGCCCAAGTCCATGCCCATACATGTTGTTCGCCTTGGTAAAATTCACCAAACTCAAATGCTTCCGACGGGCCTATAATCAGCTCCGGTGGTTGTATGTGATGTGGCTGTGTACGCAATCCGATGCATTGTAAAACAGTTTCCCAATTACGTTGCTGATCTCTATTTAAATCACCATTCACTCCGCGAATTACCCCAGTTGCAGTTACGTCAACTAGAGTGTATCCAGCAAATACTTGTAAACCTGAGCTTGTCATACACATATTTAGCGGCCATAAAAAAAGCACTTTCGAGAAGTGCTTCTTTTATAGTTATAAAACTATTAGGCTAGTTTGAAACCAACTGAACCAGAGATAGTAGTTGTGTTAGCCCATACGTTAGAACCACCAGCAACAGAAGCGTTACCCAATGCTTGGATACGTGTTGCAATAGTCGCAACGTTAGAACCAGTTGCTTCTAACAATACGCTGATTTGGCTAGTATCAACTTGATACATAACGATTGTGCTGTCTACAGCAACTTGACGTAGAATAGTTTCAACTACACCGCCAGTTGTGCTGTCAGCTGAGCTGAAAGTTTGGCTCTTGCCTAGCTTAATACTAAATGCTGTTGGGCTCTTAGTTAAACCTGTAGCAACTTGTGTACCAACAGTACCATCATAAGCGGCATCAACGTTGTTAACGCCATTTGCATCACCTGCATAACGTGTTTGGATTGGCATAATAAATTTCCTTTTAATTATTGCGTAATACGCATGTTAGTATTTATGACGCCAATAAAAAAGCACTCCGAAGAGTGCTTTTATTTTTAGTTAATATAAGATTAACGTTGGTCTAGGTAGCAAACTACAGAAGCTGTAACGCCAGTTACACCACCGAAGTCAGAACCGGCTGCTGGAGCTGGGCCTTCGCTGATAATCCAAACGTTGTCACTTGTACCAGCCAAGAAAGCACCGTTTTCAGTAGTTTGGTCTGAACCAACTGCTGTAACAGACGATGTCAATTGGATGAACTGGATGCAAGCATCTAATTCTGCTTGTGTAATGTTAGTCTTGGCTAAACGAGTCAATGCTAAACGACGGCCTGCTGCCGCGAAAGATTTTGTGTTGCCATTTGCTTTTGTTAAACCGATAGTCATTTAAATTCTCCTTAAATTTTTGCGTCTAGCGCATGTAAGTATTTATACCTTATGCAAAAATACCCGATATTTTGGGTTATTTGTTGAAATGTGCGGCGCCAAATTGCCCACGATTTACTAGTTTAATTAATCCTGCACTTGTTTGTACTACAAAGCCTTCGCCGCCGGGCTGTCCTGCTACAGTCTGGCTAAATCCCTTAACTTGCGTTTCAAGTTGTGCGGCTAAGTTTTCTTTAAGCTGATAAACTGCGTTCCATACAGTAGTAAGTGCTGTTAATCCTGCGGCATTTTGATGCAGATATCCGTTATCGCCATAGTTATTTAAAAACTCAAATTGTTTAGCACTAACGTTCTTTTGTAGCCACGGAATAAGTTCTTCGTTTGTCTGTGCTGTAATCTTATGATTAAAGTACTTTTGCATTGCTTGACGCACTACACCCGGCATTCCCATTAAGAACTTCTCTGCTAATGCGCCAGCTTGGCCGTTAACTGCTTTACGTGCGGCATTAACTAATTGTACCGGAGTTTTTAAAGTAAACGACAATCCGGCCTTAGGCGCAATAACTGCAACATTGCCTTTATTTGCTAAACCGGTTTGACCATCCCATGGTGCGCCGTCTTTCTGATGTACAACAATAACGCCAACTTTTCCCTTAACAATTTTACCAATTGGACTTTCTGGCGGAATACGGTATGTGACTGTGGTAGGCTTAAACTCGTACGCACCATTAACCAACGGCAATGCTTCGCTTGATGTACTAACTGCCATTAAGTCACCTTTAAACACAGACTTCTCTGTTACTGCAACTTTTAAGCCATCCCAAATAGCGGCAATCTTAGGATATAAATCGGGTCTAGCTGTTTTTGACTTTTTAATAGTAGTGTCGTACTTTTCCCAATCGCCGGGACTTTTTGCAAAGAATCCATCGGGCATATATTTGTCATTGATAAAGAATTCGCCCGCAGGGGTGTACCCAAATACTAGCGCAATACCACCGTCCCACTTGATACTGATATCGCCAACATTAGTAATTGCTTCTTCTAATGCACGTTCATACTTTTGTGCTTCTGCTTGGCTAATAAAAATAGCATCCTCGGGGTGAGGAATACGTGGACTTGCATCCGCGGCTTCTGTTAGGATAGATTCTAAAAATTCAAATTTCATTTGAAATAACTCTTAACTTTCTGCAAACCGCCTAGCACTTTTTGTCTGTCTTGTTCAGCACGAGCAATAGCTTGCGGTGTTTGTGCTTTGTCACGCTTCTTAGCATTTACATCGAGCATAGCTTTTTCTTCGTAACGTGCAACAAACTTACTTACAAAGTCTGCGGCAGAAGTAAAGTTTGCTAGATCATCTCTACCATACATTCCGTTAATCTCAAAGCTACGTGCCAATCCTTTAATACCGTTAGCTAACTTTTCAATTTTAACATCGTTAATATCATTGCCCGGGAATTGTTTTAATAAATCATCAACTGCCGGTTGCCCGACTCCCATTTGCTTTGCTTCGTAATTGAACAAGTCTAGCAAGAATGTTTCGGGGTTAGTTGTAACCGTGATAGTTTTGGTTCCTTTTTGTTTACTAAACGGAACGTGCTGATCGTCAACAACTTTTAACTGCACACCAGCATGTTGGATACTTAGGTCTAGTATTTCGCCTAAGGCACTAAACATATTACCAAACAATAGACCTTTAACATTATGTTCCGGAGTAACACGGGCCGCACCCCATTTCTCTAAACGCTCTGGGTGCCACATAAAGTCAACTTGAACATACATATCATTGCCTACTGCAAAAATAGGATGGCCGGGTTTACTTTCACTAGTATCAACATAAGGAGCGTAACCTGCACGTACAAATTCGTCTGCAAGTTTATTCCAATATGCTGTAAACTGACCATAACTTAACTCACCAACTTCAGGAGCGACCATTTGCAGGTCAATGTCACCGTACACCTTGTCGTCTGGATCTACATCATGGTAAGCACTAGATCCAGTGGGGCGGCCTACACGGACAGGAGGCAATCCCTTCTCACTTAGGTACTTGTTAAAATCTTTAGTAAATCGTTCAGCTAAACTTAATGCGGCCTTAACTACTTTAGGGCCGATTACTGTATTTTGTGTCAGGGTAGTGTCCCAACCACCTTCAAATATAAATTCTTTTGCTCTCATTAGCAATTCCAACGACGACGTGCTTTGCAAATTGCTTTGTCTGGCGTCTTGGCACAGCTAATGTTGTGCATGTCCATTTGGCCCTTGGAACGGCTACAGTAACTACTACGGCGCTTGCTAGCTTTAGAACCTTTCTTTAGCTTGCTT